ATCACGTTGCAATTGACTTAGCAGGCTTTGAAGAGGTCGGAAAGAAGACCAAATCGAAAAGACTTGACAACACTGCCATAGCTGTGGTAAAAGTCGGCACTGACGGGTGGTGGATTAAGGATATCATAGTCGGAAGATGGACTTTGGACGAGACCGCTACCAAGATATTTCAGATTGTTCGTGATTATGAGCCAACTTCTGTAGGAATTGAGAGGGGTATTGCCAAGCAAGCGGTAATGTCTCCTCTTACAGACCTGATGAAGAAGAGCGGAAGGTTCTTTAGAGTGGAAGAGTTAACTCACGGGAATAAAAAGAAGACAGATCGGGTCATGTGGGCGCTACAAGGGCGCTTTGAGAATGGCTTGGTTACTCTTAACCGTGGAGATTGGAATACTCAATTCATGGATGAGCTGTTTCAGTTCCCTGATTCGCTTACTCACGACGACATGATTGACGCACTGGCATATATTGACCAATTAGCAAAAGTATCCTACTCGTCAGACTACGAGGAAGATGATTTCACCGCAATGGATAGTATTTCGGGATACTAAATATGCTTGATTCAAACGAAGAAACAATGTCCCAGACTGAAACCCTTGACGGGTGGATCATGGGCAAGTGCAGAACATGGCGAGATCATTTTGAGAACAATTACGAAGACAGATTCGATGAATACAACCGTCTGTGGAGAGGCATCTACGCAGATGAGGACAAAACTCGTGAGTCAGAACGCTCCAAGATCATCTCCCCGGCCCTTCAGCAGGCTGTCGAGTCATCTGTAGCAGAGATTGAGGAAGCAACCTTCGGAAGAGGGCGTTTCTTTGATATGCGAGACGACCTTCAAGACGAAGACTCTACCGATATTGAGTATTTGAGAGACCAGCTATATCGAGACCTTCAGAGAAACAAGGCTCGTAAGGCAGTAGCCGAGTGCCTGATTAACGCAGCGGTATATGGTACTGGCATGGCCGAGATAGTCACCGACCAAGAGAAGGAAATGAAGCCTGCCAAGCAGGACATGATGGGTGGTCAGCTACAAGCTGTCGGAGTGACCATCGCAGACAGGACTGTCTGTAAGTTACGACCAGTCCTCCCTCAGAACTTCCTTATCGACCCTATTGCTACGTCTGTGGATGACGCTATCGGTGTCTGCATTGACGAATATTGCTCTCCCCACGAGATTGAACTACTCCAAGAGTCTGGTGTATACCGAGACGTACCTTTCAACGTCACATATCCAGACCTAGCCCTAGATGTAGATCATGAGCTTACTGACCAGCCAGACCAGAAGGTTCGTAGGACTAAATACTTTGGCTTAGTCCCTAGATCATTACTGGAAGACTCTGAAGAATACGAAGACCTTGACGAGGAGGATGACTCTTTCTACGTTGAAGCTATTGTCGTTATCATTAACGGCAGTATTATCGTTAAGGCTGAACGCAATCCCTACATGATGAATGACCGACCCGTCATAGCTTTCCCTTGGGATATAGTCCCAGGCAGGTTCTGGGGTCGTGGTGTGTGTGAGAAGGGCTATAACTCACAGAAGGCTTTGGATGCAGAGCTAAGGGCCAGGATAGATGCCCTTGCCCTTACGATTCATCCTATGATTGCGATGGACGCCTCAAGAATGCCTAGAGGTGCCAGGCCTGAAGTAAGGCCCGGCAAGATCATCATGACTAATGGTAATCCATCCGAAATTCTCCAGCCCTTTAACTTCGGGCAGGTCTCTCAGATTACCTTTGCTCAGGCTGGTGAATTGCAGAGAATGGTTCAGACAGCTACAGGCGCTATTGACTCAGCCGGAATCTCAGGCTCTATCAACGGAGAAGCCACTGCTGCTGGTATCTCTATGTCTCTTGGCGCAATCATAAAGCGTCATAAACGAACCCTAATCAACTTCCAAGAGTCATTCTTGATACCAATGATCGAAAAGATCGCTTGGCGGTACATGCAGTTCGAGCCAGAACTGTACCCTGTTGCAGACTACAAGTTTGACATTACCTCCTCTCTTGGGATTATAGCCAGAGAATACGAGGTTACTCAGTTGGTTCAACTACTCCAAACCATGCCGCAGACCTCTCCGGCTTACAGTTCTTTGATTGAAGCGGCTATTGACAGCATGAACCTGTCTAACCGTGAAGAGCTAATCAAGATGCTCAGGTCTGCTGGTCAGGTATCTCCAGAACAACAACAAGCTCAACAGGCTCAACAGGAAGCTGCACTGAAACTTCAGTCAGACTTCCAGCAGTCTCAGACGAATGCCCTTAACGGGCAAGCCAAGGAGTCAGAAGCTCGCGCAATGAAGATGCTGGCTGAGATCAAAGCAATACCCGTAGAGCTTGAGACGGATCAGATTAGGGCCATTACGAGCAATCTATCGGTAGGCACGGCTGACGACAAGGAGTTTGAAAGACGACTCAAGGTTGCCGACCGGGTAATGAATGAAAAGAAGGTTAATTTGGCTATTGCAAAGGAGCTGGCGTGATAACTAAGCAAGACTTACAGGATGTGGTAGCTCAAGTCAATGGTATACTAAAGAACCTTGAAAAGAGAATCACAGAATTAGAGAAAGCGCAAGAAGAACCTAAGCGCGAAATTCTCAAAAGGAATGTTAAGTGACTGACGCTGAATACTTTAAGGCGATGGATGATCTGTTTGCATCCGATGGCTGGAAGATATTGATAGGTGAGCTTGAAGAGAATGCTCACAACATGAATTCTGTTGAGGCAACAAAGGATGTGAATGACCTGTTCTTTCGCAAAGGGCAGTTAAACAGTCTCTCCTTTATCCTTAACCTAGAATCTACCATAGACCATAGCAGAAAAGAGTTAAGCAATGAGAGTCTTTGATTATCAATGTAAAAACACTCATGTATTTGAGTGCTTTGTCAGAGGTGACGAAGACCATTATTGCCCTCAGTGCAATGAGATTGGTAGCCGTATGATCTGCGCTCCACGAGTATATCTCGACCCTACGTCTGGGCACTTCCCAGGCGCTACGATGAAGTGGTTAAACTCAAGAGATAGACAGATCGCAAAAGAACTTAAGGCAAACCAAGATTAGTCCGTTTTCACTGTAGCGAAACAGTGAACCGGGTAGCTAGATTGGTCTTATGAGGCTTAATGATGGCAGAACTAATTGATAGTGTAGAACAAAATGAAGATGATTTCTCCGTACTCGATGAATCTAACGACCAAGAAGTAGCGTTGGAGGCAGAGAGAGAACCGGAAGTTCCCAACAAGTACCGCAACAAGTCTATTCAAGACCTAGTAAAGATGCACCAAGAAGCTGAGTCCCGCATCGGTCAGCAAGGGTCAGAGGTAGGCGAGTTACGCAAAGTTGTAGACAAGTTCATTCTCTCACGATCAGATGAAAAAAAGACCGAACCCGTAGAGGAAGTTGACTTCTTCTCTGACCCTGATAAAGCTGTTGATAAGCGCATTAACTCCCACCCTGCCATTAAGCAGGCGCAAGAGCTTAACGCCAGGATGCAGGGAGAGCAGGCAAAGAGTGCGCTGATGTCAAAGCATCCAGATGCTGCCCAGATTGCTGGAGACCCTGCTTTCGCAGAGTGGATTCAGTCAAGCAAGTGGCGCAAAGAGTTGTACTCCCGAGCAGATAGTCAGTTTGATGCTGAAGCGGCAGATGAGTTGTTTTCCCAATGGAAGTCAACCAAAAGCGCATCGTCAAGCGTACTAGATGCAGAGAAGGCTTCTCGTAAGGAGACTTTGAAGAAGGCGTCAACAGGGTCGTCAAAGGGAAGTTCCGAGCCGAAAGGCAAGACCTTCTACCGCAGACGGGACATTATTGAACTCATACAAACCAATCCAGAACGATACCATGCTATGGAGCCTGAAATAAGACAGGCTTACGCAGAAGGTAGAGTTCGCTAAATAGAGGCTTTACATCATGGCTAGCGAAACTTCAGGCGCGTTCTTTACAGCGAACGCAGTAGTAGATAAGACAGCAGCAGATAAATTTATCCCCGAGATTTGGTCTGACGAGGTGATTGCCGCCTATCAGAAGTCTCTCAAGATGGCTCCTCTTGTCAAGAAGATGAACTTCAAGGGCAAGAAAGGCGATGTTATCCATCTGCCCAAGCCGGTTCGTGGCTCTGCTACTGCCAAGGCGGAAGCAACTGCTGTAACGATTCAGGCGAACCTTGAGCTTGAGACCACTCTGACAATCAACCGTCACTTCGAATATTCTCGTTTGATCGAGGATATCGTCAACGTCCAGGCTCTGTCTTCTCTGCGTCAGTTCTACACAGAAGATGCGGGTTACGCACTGGCTCGTCAGATTGACAACGACCTGTTCCGAGCAGGCACTGCGTTTGGTAACGGCACACTCGACCTGACTACTCCGGTAACAGGAACCTGTACTGGTGCCCAGTGGGTTAACACCAACAGCTACTACGTTGACGCATCTACTGGTCTGACTGCGTATGCGGTTGACCAAGTTGTGACTGGTGACGTGTTCACTGACGCAGGTTTCCGCGCACTGATTAAGAAAATGGATGACGCTGATGTCCCCATGACTGATCGTTGCTTCGTGATCCCTCCTGCTCTGCGTTCTGCAATCATGGGCGTTGACCGCTATGTTTCTAGCGACTTCACCAATACTCGCGCAGTTCAGTCAGGCTTGATTGGTAGTGTATACGGCATTGACATTTATGTCTCTTCCAACTGCCCGCTGATTGAGGATTCAGTATCCAACACTGCCGGTACTGTTGACGTTCGTGGCGCGTTCTTCTTCCACAAGGATGCACTGGTTCTTGGCGAGCAGATGAGCGTTCGTTCACAGACTCAGTACAAGCAA